AGAAAGGTCATCATCAAGACCTCCGAGGGAAATATCGACACTGCTGTCACCGCAGCTAAGAACCAGAGAAGTAAGATCATCATCAAGACCTCCGTAGGAGAGACTCAATCGTTGGTGCATACGATGATACCGCAATGCGGTGGGAGCGAGAAATGGTTGTTATGCCGTTACACCGCTTTACCGTTGCACCGTCCTACCGTCGCTGGTAACATCCCCCACCATGACGCGCGTCATAGCCATCGCCAACCACAAAGGCGGAGTCGGCAAGAGCACGACCGCCTTCAATCTCGGCGGCGCTCTCATCGAGCTAGGCCGCAGCGTGCTCCTGGTAGACATCGACCCGCAGCAGGGGCTCGCGCGCTCGCTCCACGTCGCACCTGAGTCCCCGGGACTCGCGGAGGTACTCAGCGGCGATGCGGCACTCTCTGACGTCGTAGTCGAGGCTGGTAGCTTCGTGCTTGCTTGCGGGCTCAACCTCGCAGCGACAGAGCGCGGCCTGCAGCAGGAGCCCGGAGCCGAGCTGACGCTTCGACAAGCCCTCAAGCCCATCGCCCGCCGCTACGACTACGTGCTCATCGACTGTCCGCCATCGCTCTCGACGTTGACGGTCGCGGGGCTCGTGGCTGCCGATGCGGTAGCGGTGCCGTTGCTTGTCGAATACATGGCCCTGGCGCAGCTTTCCGAGGTCGCCGAGCTGGTGGCGAAGGTACGCCGCGTAGGGCTCAACCGGCGGCTCGCGATTCGATGGCTCGTGCCTACTATGTTCGATGCGCGCTTGCTGCATCACGGCGAGGTCCTCGCGCTCGCGAAGAAAGAAGCCCTCGCCATCGGCGCGAAGCTCGTATCCCCTATCCCTCGGACCGTTCGGCTGGCGGAGTGTCCCGTCTCTGGAAAGCCCATCACCGAACTCGATCCCCGAAGCAAAGCGGCCGAAGCGTACCGAGCTTTCGGCCAGGAGGTGGATAAGTGGCGAAGCGACAGGCGATAGACTCAATCTACCGGCAAACCAAAGCCGCCAGTAAGACGGCAAAGAAGAAAGCCAGTAAGACGGTAACCCGTCAAAGCGTCAAGACGGTGAAGACGTTCAAGACCACGTACTACATCAGCGAAGCGGCTCAGGGCGCGCTAGAGCAAGAACGGCACGCGCGGCGCATGGCGGGAAAGCGCGAGGGCTCAGACTTTTCGTCGCTCGTCGATGCCGCGATCCTGAAAGCGTACAAGCGGGGCGCGAAATGACCATCGACGACTCTTTGCAAGAGTCGTAAGGCTCTCCAGATGCGAATGCTCTTGCTTTTCGGCAAGGCAGTTGGCCGTCACTGGCTGGCCCTGCTGACAGGCAGCCTGCTCATAGCATTTGTTGGTGGACTGGAGCACTGGAGACAGGAGAGCCTCACGCCGTGGGTTTACACAGGACTCGTTGTGTTATTCCTTCTCGTTGCGTGCTTCCTGGCCTGGCGCGATGTACACACGACACTGGAGACCCTTACCAAAGGAATCAACGATGGGGCGATAGAGCTGTCCAGGCTTCGGAAGAGAGGTATAGACGAACTTTCCGCGAAGCCCCTAAGCGGCGAAGACGAGGTTCCCGGCTTCATCGAGGACCACGACAGATGGCGCGACGATGTTCTGGACGTATTGAAAGCCAATTTCTCTGAGCCTATAGTCTCGTCCTTCGAGAGCCTCGGTGCCCTTCGCGGAAACTATAGATCCTCAATTGCGGTAAACGACCAGCACAATCACCGCCTGCTGATGGTGTCTCGTCAGCTAGAAATCATAGAGGAACTCATCAAGAAGCACGCACCTACGGCACCGAGGTAATCGGCAAGGCGGCCGAAGAGAGGAGACGGAAGACGTGAGAAACGAAGAGCGAACCCGTTCGGCGCTTGACCGGGTGAACGAGCGCCTGGAGGAGTTGAACCGCAAGGCCGATTCCACCAGAAACCGCGACGAGGCGCACGGCATCAACCTTAACGTTCGGTACACCCTCGGAGCAAGAGCGGCTCTCATGTGGAGCTGTGAAGACCTGTCGGACGAGCGTCTAGTTGATCTCGGGCTCGTATCGGAGGAAAGGCCATGACGAGATGAGCGTTCGGAAGTGGCACGTCGGAAAGCTCGTAATTCTGTGGGGAGTCTGCGCGTTCTGGTACTGGTCCCTGACAGCCGACACCACCCCCGCATGGTGGTTCGCCTACCGCGCATGGTGGTTCGCCTACGCGCTCTTCTGTTCGGTGGTTACCTGTTTGGTGGTGACCTGGGTCTGGCTAAGTGGTCGAGAGGGGAAGTGACGCCCTTGTCAGCGAGGAAAGCGGGAGCGCCTGACAGAGAGAGCGCCATGCGTTGGTGCTCAACGTGCGAATCATGGAGCACGCACGAGGCGCGCTACGAAGGCAATGTCGCAACGCGCGAAGAGCACGAGGTCGTCTACTGCTCGCGATGCGGCACGGTCGCGGAGAGGCGAAAGCTCGATCCCGTCGAGCTTCCCGAGTGACGCGTCACCTACCACATATAGAGCTTTGTTGACTTCGCACTACTACCTGTCGTAACGTCGTCGCCGTGTTTAAGGAAGGTGTTTCACCTGAGCTGATAAAGCTCTAACCGCTCGGTCCACGTCGCTGTTTGTGGATGCGTGCAGACGGCCAAAATTATTTTGGCCCGGCTGCCGTGTTTGCTTTTTGAAGAGCCGCGACAGCCGAGCCAAAGGGACTTAACCGTGTCGAGCATACCGACCCCCGCGGTATATTTCAAGCACGAAACCGAACCCCCCGAACCCGCACCCGCACCGAGGCCGAAGCTCACCTACGTTGAAGGATGGGTATATCGCGCTCTCTGGTTCTCCCGCATGAACCGGGGTAAGTATCCCGAGGCGGGCACCTACGATCCCGCGCGCCTACTTATGCGCGTCAACACCTACCGCGTCGAGGACGGGCGCACCCCGATCTCGCTGCGCCAGGTCCGGCGGCTCGTGTCGAGCTTGCGCGAAAAGCGGTGGATAGAGTTCAGAGCGAGCCGACGACGACGAGTCCCTACGGGTGAACGCTTCCGCCGCGGCACCTGGTTCGCTTGTCTAGCCCCGATTCCGGAGAACGTGGACTACTTACCAAAGGGTCGCGAGCGCGGTCAGACGAAGCGGCCCGCGCTACTTCCAAAAGTGGCCGTTGGCGGCACCTCTCGTAAAGTGGCCGTTGGCGGCTCTGTACTAAGTAACGAAAGCTCTCCTCAAGTAACGAAAGTAGCTAGCACAAATCGTGAGACCGAATCCGACGAGCGTGAACTCGTACTCGAAGCTGAGCTGTGCGGCATCGTCACACGAGCGAGTGAGCACGACTGGGAAGCCGATGAGCATCGCATTGCCTGGCGGCTGACCGCGGTGAAGCGCCAGCTCGACGCCGGCGACAGCGAGGCCGGTCTCAAGCTCGCCGCGTTCGGAATCGCGATCGCGCGTGAGAGGGAGCTTCAGCGTGGCTCGGTGTTCTGGCTCGAGGATGACGCCGATCCCGTGCTCGTCGCCCTGGCCGATGTGGCCCAGTACAAGGCGCGGGCACTCGGATGGCTATCGAAGGTCGAAGGGTGGAGTACACGCGAGCTAGCAGACGTCGAGCAAACCGGCGAGCTATGGGGTCCGGACCCGTGGGCGAACGAGCACGAGCAGCTCGAACGGCTCGGCAGAGCACGCGCACCGTAGAGCTACGTCACCGAAACACGAGATCAGCCGTGGTTAGCTCTGCCTCGACCGCGCGCCGCTCTGATTCCGAGAAGTCCGCGCAGCCGTCCGGACAGCCGTCCGCCCTGTCGCACCCGACGCCGGGGAGCAACGCGCAGCCGGTCATCGCCTCACGGAAGAAACGCGCCTCTTTGCGTAACGAGGTCCGCCGCGCCGCTCCCGACTCTGTCGAGCCGCCGATCTCTATCGTGAAGTAGGCGGACACAACGCAATGGCTTCTGTCACCTTCAGCTTCAACGCTGAGGACCTCACCGCTCAACGTGTAGCTCAACGTCAAGCCGCCGCGGCGGTAACCGCTATCTCCAACGAGACCAAGACCGCCATACGCTCTCTCATAGTTCAATCCATCCGCGAGGGCATTCCCCCATACGACGCAGCGCGCCGCATCCGCGAGATGGTAGGGATGACCACGCGTCAAGCTCTAGCGGCGGCGAACTTCCGTTCTTCCCTCGTCGACTCGGGGCTGACCACCGGGCGCGTCGATATGCTGATGGATCGCTATATCGCACGGAAGATCCGGGAGCGCTCCATCAACATTTCTAGAACAGAGTCGATGAGCGCGCTGAACCGCGGGATAGCGGAGTCGTGGGTGCAAGCGCGGAACGAAGGGCTTCTTACCACTAAGCAAGTCGCGGAGATCATCACCACACCGGACGACGTCACGTGTCCGATCTGTGAACCTCTTGATGGTGTGCAGGTACCGATAGATGCGTTCTCAGAAATGCCGCCGTTTCACTCCATGTGTCGCTGCACCATCGCCATCGTGGACGTCGCACCGGTCGCACCCGTCCAACCCTGACCCCCTACCCGCTACCCCTCCGACGCGCCCGGAAGCCCCTTGACGGGCCGCTGAGAGCCTCGTTCTCTCCGATTCCGTCAAGCATCGTTCTAAGCTTGACAAACCCGAGCGCTTGGGTTAGTTTAAGCACAACGGAAAGGACGGCAAACGATGAAGGCCATCGGTTATCTCCGGGTATCGACGGGCGACCAAGAGCTGGGTATCGACGCCCAGCGCGACGCCATCACCAGGTGGTGCGAGAGCAACGGGGCGGACCTGGTCTCGGTGTTCACTGACCAAGGCGTCTCCGGCGGCGCGCCGCTTCACAAGCGAGTTGCCCTTCTGCAGGCCATCGCAGCGCTGACGGACGGCGCGATCCTCGTCGTCGCCAAGCGTGACAGGCTGACCCGCGACCTCGTCATCGGTGCGATGATCGAGAACCTCGTGCAGCGTAAACACGCGGCTGTTCGCAGCGCGGACGGTGTCGGCAACGGAGACACTCCCGAGGCCGGCATGATGAGGGGGATCGTCGATCTCTTCGCACAGTACGAGCGCGCCGTCATCGGTGCCCGAACTAAGGCGGCGCTCGCGGTCTTGAAATCACGCGGACAGAAAACCGGCGGAGACGTTCCCTTCGGTTATCGCGTCGTCGCTGGACAGCTCAAGCCCGTCGCCCGTGAGCAATCCGTCATCCTGCGCGCCCGCAAGCTTCGAGCTGCCGGGCTCTCGCTGCGCAAGGTGGGCGCGAAGCTCACAGCACACGGGTTCACTCCGCGCAAAGGCGGCGGCTTCCACCCGCAGCAGGTTGCGAACATGCTCGCCTAGCAGCCATCGAGACACGCAATCTGTCATCTGCGCGGTCGTTATAGGATGTTCCGGCTCTGGTAACAACACCCCCGCCCGTCGCAACCACCCGGGTCATCGTCGACCACGTCTCCAGAGAATAAGATGCGGGCAATTATCGACACTGCTGTCATCGCAGCTAAGAACCAGAGAAAGGTCATCATCAAGACCTCCGAGGGAAATATCGACACTGCTGTCACCGCAGCTAAGAACCAGAGAAGTAAGATCATCATCAAGACCTCCGTAGGAGAGACTCAATCGTTGGTGCATACGATGATACCGCAATGCGGTGGG